GGTTAAGAATAACGGAGCTACTAATACTGGAAGTGTTGCTGCCTTAGGTGCCGTCACTTTGACTACAGCAACTCTAGGTTCTTATTCAGGCACTAATTACTTCCATAAAGGTAAAGGCCATTGCTGGATTGATATTAAAGGAACAGTGTCGGACGCAGACAGACTTACACTGCACAGGTTCGCTGGCTTATTCGCAGGGTTGAACCTATGACCTCCCAACTAGCCTGTCTATTCTACGATTGGGGATGGTTGTGAAACACATCCTAATCTTCACCTCTGGCACACTAACAATGGCAGGAGCTTACTGGCTATACGACCCTCTCTGTGGCTTGGCTAGTTGGTTCGTTGGCTTTGCTATGGGGGTGATAGTGATGGGTGTGACTGCGTTTATTGGCGGATTGAAATGAGACAAGCACTGATAGCACTGCCGATCCAATACCTACCATCAGCCCGTAAGGTTGGCCTAGCCATTGCCTCTGATGTAGGTGGTGATAAGTCTTTCGACACTATCAAGGCGACTGATGCTAAAGGCACTGAGTACGCTGTAACTCACTTCTACTGCTCTCCCATGTGGCCTGAGTACATGAGTGGGTTCTTCGCATCGCCTAGTAGCTACCTTCACGCTTCGATTGAAGTGGAGTATGCAAATAGATTCCCTGACCGGACACCACCTACATTGGCAGAGGTGGACGAGTTCCTGACCAATGCTCAACTGGTGATTGACTGTGAGTTGGACGGTGGGTTGGAGAGTATTGGGCTGACACGGATCATCCCGATTGATAGCTTAGGCTAGAAAGAGCAGGACTTATGGCCCAACAGGATCTGACTACACAGGAACGCTAACAGGAACAGGTGGTTCACCAGTTTGGCTAGGCCGACGATAACCACTTGCAAAAATGAGAACGACAAGGTAGAAGCAATCTATAGTCTGCGGATTCACATCACTTCCCGCAGCAAACATTCACCAAACCCGCCCTGTGCGGGTTTTTTTATGGGCTAAAAATGTTCGGTCTAGGCAAGAAACGCAAAGAGCAGGAGATGTTCGAGAAGCTGCAAGCTCTCGGCACGACCATTGCAAAGCGCCGCGATGAAGCCGTCTCTGCTCGTAAAGAATCCGGCATCGAAGAGATTTGGAAGAAGTGCGAGGACGCTTATCTAGGAATAGACGACGCGAACCGCAATGAGTTCGCTGGCGCGAAGTGGGCTAAGTCCACTTCCATCAGCGGCCCTGTATCAACCAACGACATCCAGACGGACAACAGCAGATCGACCGCATTCGTGCGACTGACCAGCCGCTATGTGGACTTCGCATCGGCCAAGCTGTCTGAGATTGCTCTGCCGATGGATGACAAGGCGTTCGCTTTCGAGCCGACTCCTATCCCTGAGTTGGTTCAGCGCATGAAGGATGAATCGCCACTGTTCGACCAGTCTGGTCAGCCAGTCATGGGGCAGGGGCCAGACGGTCAGCCTGTGCAGATGACCGCCAAGGATGAGGCATCACAGATTCTAGGCATTGCCAAGGACGCGGCTAAGAAAGCTGAGACACGCATTTACGACTGGATGATGGAAGGCCGTCATGCGAACGAGATGCGCAAGGTCATCCATGATTCAGTGAAGCTTGGGGCTGGGGTGTTGAAGGGGCCGATCCCCGACAAGCGCAAGTCGCAGGCAATTACCAAGCAGAACGATGTTGTTTCGCTGGTTATCTCAGAGAACACCGTTCCCGTTACCAAGTGGGTCGATGTGTGGAACCTGTTTCCAGATCCGGCTTGTGGTGAGAACGTGCTGGATGGCGATTACATCATAGAGCGCGATTTCATGTCGAGCAAACGTCTGCGCACATTCCGCCGTAGAAACGGCTGGAACACAGAGATGATCGACAAGGTTTTGGCTGAAGGGCCGAACAAGTCATTGCCTGACAGTAACGATGGCGACCAAGACAAGATCAAGAAGCTGCGCTACTCGATGTGGCACTACTACGGGATGCTCAAGCGCGAAGAGTTGGAATGCGCTGGCGTTACCCTTCCAGACGATGTGAAAGAGGCGTATGCCATCGTCACGCTGGTAAATGATTCGATTGTTCGCTGCATCCTGAACCCTTTGGACTCAGGCAAGTTCCCGTACCACGTTTTCTCATGGAGCCGCCGCGCGGGTCATTGGGCTGGTGTGGGTGTGGCCGAGCAGATCTTCCTGCCGCAACGCATGGTCAATGCGGCGACAAGAGCGGTATTGGAAAACGCAGGTATATCCGCAGGTATTCAGATATTGCTAGACCGTGGGTTGGTAGAGCCTGCTGATAAAACATGGTCAATTACCCGCAACAAGATTTGGTTCAAGAAGGCTGACGCAATCATTGACGATGTGCGCAAAGCATTCCACATCTTCGAGATACCGAACGTGCAGGCAGAGTTGATGCCTATAGTTGAGTACGCGATGAGACTCGCTGAAGAACACAGTTCTATCCCGATGGTGTCTCAAGGGCAGTATGCAAACAACGCATCTCCACAGACATACGGGCAGGCTGAACTACAGAACACCAACGCACTGACACTGTTGCGAGACAAGGGCATCATCCTTGACGACAGCATCACCGAGCCAGTGGTCGAGATGTTCTACGAGTGGCTTCTGTTGGATGCTGATGTACCAGTGGAAGAGAAGGGCGACTTCAAGATCAACGCCCATGGAACGGTTGCTTTGATTGACCGAGCCATCCAAGAAGTGACCATGACGCAAGCATTGCAACTCTCTCTCAACCCAGCATTCGGTGCTGATCCTGAGAAGGCATACGCACTGTGGCTCAAGACCAAGCGTGTCGATAAGCGCGATGTAATGATGGACGAAGAGCAGAAGGCCGCAGCACAACAGCAAGAACAGCCACAAGCACCTCAAGTTCAAGCCGCACAGATTCGAGCAGAGATCGAGAAGTACAAGGCAGACAAAGCGACGGAGTTGGCAATCCAACGCATTCAAACAGACACAGATCGTGATGCTGTTTACGTCCAAGCTCAAACAGAGCGCGACAGGAACCAAGAGTCTTACAACATGCAGAAGCTGGTCATCGAGCGTGAGATCGCATTGCTCAAGTACGCCAACGACAAGCAGATCAATCTGGACAAAGTAAAAGCCGACCTTGCGAAAGAAGCGATGTCGCTGCGAGTAACGAAAGAACTAGCAGGTATGGAGGCGAGTGCGAACATGTTGCCTACACCTCCAATCGAGCCGCCCGGTAGGGCTGAACAAGGTCATAGCTATACACAATGACACTCGCCAATCACGAAAAGAACAGCCCTGTCTGGCTGAAGCTGAAGAAGCACTACGATGAAAGACTCGCCGAGCTTCGCGCTAAGAATGACTCAAACATTACACAAGAGCAGACGTTGCACCTTCGCGGCCAGATCGCAGAAGTGAAGTACCTGCTCGATTTAGGTAAAGAAGAAATCGTCACTGAATAAGATTCCGCCGCCTCCTTAACCGGACACGGCACAGTAGTCCCACTTACGTTACGAACGCCAGTGGAAATTTGACCAGCCTAGAGCTGGTTTTTTCATTTCAGGAGCAACGATGGATCAGCAAGTAGAGCAAGCAAACGATGACTTCAACGCCGGATTTTCCGGCACACCAACCGCTCCCACGGAAACGCCGGAGATTCAGCAAGAAGTAGATCAGCAACAGGCTCAACCAGAACCGGAGCAAACGCAAGAGCAAGTACAAGAGCAAGTGCAGGAACCGAAGTACCGCCAGATCACCGAGGAAGAATTCAACAAACTTTCGTCAAGTGCCGCCGCCGTCGAAGAGATGAGGGCCACATTTGGAAAGCAAGTGGATACCGCATTCGGGAAGATCGGAGGTATCGAGCGATTCATGCAGCAGCTACAGCAGGGAACCCAAGCGGGTGTAGAGATCAGCGCGGAAGATGTCGCAGACCTCGCATCAGAGTACGGGGATGAACTGTCTGGCGCAATGCTCAAGACTTTGCAAAAAGTGGCTTCCAAGTTCAAAGGTACAGGCCAATCCATTGATAAGTCGGAATTCGAGCAACTGGCAGAAGCCAAGGCTCGCGCAATCGTTGAGTCGCAAGTAGATGTGAATGAGGAACTGGCCGAACTTTCTCGCCGTCACCCGACATGGGCTGATGACAGGAATACGCCGGAGTTTGCAGAGTGGGCTGAAACCCTTACGCCTTATGAGCGCAAGAAGTTCACAAACTCTAAGGATGCAGATTATGTGTCCGGCAAGCTTTCAGCATTCTACAAATACCGCGATGAAAAGACTGTGGCGAGTACGCAGGCAGACACCGCAGCTCAATCCCGACGCGACCGATTTGAACAAGCAATTACCCCGCCGGGTGACGGCGCAGCAATGCCCGAAACCGATTTGGACGACGCATTCAACGCTGGCTTTCAAGGCCGCTAACTAAACTTTTAGGAGAACTATCATGGCTGTACAAACCTATGCATTAACACCGGGCCGGATCGAAAAATATAAGGGCCGTATTTTGGCCCACGCAATCCCAATGGAAGTGATTGGCCGTGCAGGTCGTCAAGAGAAACTGCCAAAGAACAGCAGCAAGACATACGTTGCTCGTCGTTGGTTGCCTTATGGCGCTACCACATCCAATCCCAACCAGTTCTTCCAAACAGCAACGGGTGATCGCAGCGCAGCACTGTTGCAAGCACACCAAACATCTGAAGGCGTGACTCCAGCACCTGAGTCTATCGTTCCTCAAGATGTGACCGTTGTGATGAAGCAGTATTCTTGCTTGTACGGTTTCACTGACCAAGTGGCTGATATGTACGAAGATGAAGCTCCTTCCGTAATGAAGGAACAAATCGGTGAGCGTATCACTCTGGTCAACGAGCAGATCGTTTACGGCGAGTTGAAGGCATCGACCAACCAGTTCTACGGCGGCACAGGTACATCCCGCGCAACCGTGAACGGCCCGATCACCTTGAACATGGTTCGTAAGATGGTTCGTTCGATGAACGCAAACCACGGCAAGGCTGTTACTTCCATCCTGAAGGCTTCTGGCAACTTCGGCACTGACGCTGTTGCTTCTGGCTACTTCGTTTACAGCCATACCGACTTGGCATCTGACATCCGTGACTTGCCAAACTTCACCCCTGTTGAAAAGTACGCCTCCGGCTCTCCAGTCCCAAACGAGATCGGCAAGTGCGAAGAGTTCCGATTCGTTGTGTCTCCTGACTTCCCTAGCTTGCAAGACGCTGGTGCGGCAGTAGGCTCATGGGTTGGCTCTGGCGCTGGCTACTCTACGACTGGCACATCGGTTGACGTTTACCAGTTCATCGTTCTGGCTAAAGACGCTTTCTCGCAGATCTCTCTGCGCGGCAAAGAGTCTGTGGACATCACTTTCTTGCCACCCGGCCAGAAAGACAAGTCCGATCCATTGGGTCAACGTGGTTACGCTGGCGCTATCTGGTACAAGGCTGCGATGTTGGAGAACAGCGGATGGGCATCGGTGGGGAATTGCGGCGTGAAATCCCTGTGATCGGATAGGGGCTGACTTCGGTTGGCCCCATTAAGGAGAGCACTATGATTGGAACAATTCGACAATGGCTGAGTGGCGTAGGTAGTGCAGCCGACAGGACGGCATTTGACAAAGTGCTGACCCCTATCGGTGATCGCGTATCTACGCAATCTCTCAGCTCCGCAGGTCTTGTCATCAAGGCTGGTGGATCTGCAATCGTCAAGACTGGCGCTGCTGCTTACTACGCTTCCGCAAAAGGGAAGTTGGTAACAAAGGCTGCTGCGACTGACATGGCAGCTCTGGCTGGCACTGTGACCAATGCCAAGTTCAATGTCTTTGCATTCTTTGTGGACGCAGCGGGAACGCTGACAACTGCAATGGGTGTTGAGGGCGCGACACTGGCAGCAGTCACTATCCCTTCGATCCCTGAAGGTAAAGCGATGCTGGGCTTCGTCATCATCAACCCAACTGGCACTGGCAACTTCGTGGGCGGCACTACCCCACTCGATGATGCCACCGTAGTTCCGAACGCAGCCTATGTGAATACCATCGGCGCATTCGACCCAACCGTAATCATTTAAGGAGAACAAGATGGATAGCTTACAACAAACATCCCTGACTGGTGCATTGTCTAAAGCTGCTGTTGCGGCTGGCACAACCACCACTTACACAACCACTGGCAATACTGTTTATTGCATCAACGGCAAAGCGTACTCCGCAGCCGCTGTGACCAATGCAGCCACACCAACCACTGACATCACCACTGGCGCAGCATTCCCAGCCCAAGCAATTGGCTCTGGCTCTGTTTACGTCTATGGCTTGAATGCAGCAGGCGCAATCAAAGTTGCTAAAGGCACAGACGTTACCTTGGCTGCTGATGGTTCGTTCTTGGACTTGCCTTCATTCCCAGCATTGCCAGAGGACTTCTGCCCAATCGCATATCAGTTGGTTCGCTTGGCTCCGTCCACAGCAACTACTCCAGCGGTAGCAACTTGGACATTCGGCACTAATAACCAATCCGGCGTGACAGGCGTGACATACGCTCGTCAAGACGTTGCATTGGGTATGCCAGCGCGTCCACAAGCAGCATAAGTAGTTTCGTAGTCCAGTAGCAAAAGAGCCTGCCGGGGATTCTCGGTGGGCTTTTTCACTTTCAAGGAGGTTTCAAATGGCAAGAGTTCAACACACTGAAGATACACCACTGACGCAACCATCCCAGATTCTGATGCCAGATTCCGGCCCATTGGTTCGTGAGCCAGAACAGATCGCCGTGGTCGAACACGCGCAGATCAACAAAGATTATGCAGATGCTTTGGCATTCAACGAGGATGTTTTGGAAATCCTGCTTGAGCCATCGTCTGAAGAAAACGCACCGATGACTGTTGATGTTTACAACAACGGTCAGGCCGTTTGGGTTCCAGTCGGCCAACCATTCAAGATCAAGCGCAAGTTCGTAGAGGACTTGATGCGCTCTCGTCCAGTGTCTATCCAGACATCGCATGAGGACATCGGCGCAAAGGTCATCAACAACCGAATCATTCGCAACACACGCGCAAAGTATCCGCTGTCCATTCTGAGCGATCCAAGCCCCAAAGGGCCGGAGTGGATGCGTCGTATTCGCGCAGAGGTGTAATCCATGAACCGTCTATCCATCGTCGCAAAGCTTGCCTCTGAAGTAGGAGCAGGCGCTCCAGGCACAACACTGAACCAAACAGGCAACAACCTGCGTCTGGTGAATTGGGTTGATGCGGCGTGGATGGATATTCAAATGGCACACAACGATTGGAACTGGATGAGAACGTCTCTTACTCCTTTTCCAACCGTTGCTGGTCAGCAGAATTACTCCCCCACTACCGATCTGTCATTGACGGACTTCGGTGCGTGGGCCAGAGATTCTTTCCGAGTGTATGACACGGCAGCAGGTATTAACTCGGAAACATTCTTGAACTACATCCCTTATGACGCATGGCGCGACTCGTACCTGAGAGGCGCACTGCGCACGACGACAAGCCGTCCGATTGTGAATACGGTCACGCCAGACAACTCTCTGGCCTTTGGCCCTATCACGGCGGCAGGGTATTCAATCGTCGGCGATTACTACAAGTTACCGACAGAGATGGCGGCTGATACTGACACCCCCATTCTTCCAACTCAGTACCACATGGCAATCGTGTATCGCGCCATGATGCACTACGGGAATTACTACGCCGCACCTGAAGTCATCAGCCGAGGCGAGGCAGAGTTCACCAAGTTTATGATGCGCCTCACTGCGGATCGCACCCCTGACGTTTCATTCGGCGGGGCGATGGCATGAGTCTGCCTCAGATGAGACTCGACCAGATCATCCTAAAGGGTGGCTTGGATCAGGTAACTCCGGCGCTATCTCTCAAGGCTGGTGTGGCGAAACAGGCGAGTAACTATGAGTGTTCCGTCTATGGCGGTTACACACGAATAGCTGGATATGAGCGATTCGACGGTCACCCATCCCCAAGTTCTGCAACACAGTCGATGGTATTCATTGCCACGATGCTTTCAACCCCGGCGGTGGGCGACACGATAGAAGATGTGACGGCCGGAGCTTCAGGCGTTATCGCTGCAATCGAACCCGGTTATGTGGTCATCACCAAACAAGTCGGCTCGTTTGTCGTAGGGAACATGGCGACAGTCGGCGCGACCAACATAGGATTGGTGACGACATCGGTTGGCACTTTATCAGTGCAAGAGAACGCGATTAACCTAGCGGCGGCGGCTGACATCTACCGAGCAGACATTGGCGCAGTTCCCGGCTCTGGCCCGGTGCGCGGTGTGTTTGTGTTCGACGACATCACCTATGCTTTCCGAGATAACGCAGGCGGCACGGCAGTCGATCTATACAAGTCATCCGCGACAGGGTGGGTGAGTGTTCCTTACTATTACGAGGTTTCTTTCACATCGGCCAGTGTAGCACCTGCGGAGGGCGCATCACTGGTGCAAGGCGTAGTGTCTGCCACGGTGAAGCGAGTGGTGCTTGAATCAGGCGCATACCTTGGCGGCACGGCGGCTGGGCGCATGATTATCTCAGCACCTTCTGGCGGGAACTTCGCTGCTGGTGCATTCACTGGCGGAATGACTGGCACTTGCTCTGGAATTCAAACAGCGATCACCTTCGCCACTGGAGGAAAGTTCGAGACGGTCAAGGCGAACTTTACGGGCGCGCTGAGTACCTTCAGAGTTTATGGCTGCGACGGTGCGAACCGAGCATTCGAGTTCGACGGCGATGTGCTGGTTCCTATTTCAACTGGGCTTGGGGTAAACGACAAGCCGAAGCACATCGTCGCGCACCAATCAATGTTGATCTTGGCGGTGCAGACATCGCTGATTTACTCAGCACCGGGCTTGCCATATGACTACACCGCGCTTTCTGTAGCGGGTGAATTGGGAGTGGGCGACTCGGTGACGGGGATAGTTCAGGCTCCCGGCTCACAAGCAACGGCGACCCTGTTCGTATTTGGGAATAGCAACACATTCATTCTATACGGCAAGACGGCGACTGAATTCAATCTGGTCACTTACAACACCGGATCTGGTGCGGCTGACTATTCGTGTCAGAACATGGCACAGACATTGGTGATGGATAGCCGAGGTGTGATCAGCCTGAGCGCGTCGCTGAACTTTGGCAACTTCGATTCCGCAACACTTACCCACAACATCCGCACATTCATTGACGCGCACAAAGGGAGACTTTCCTGCTCGTCTTTGAATCGAGCCAAAAGCCAATACAGGCTGTTCTTCTCTGACGGTTTCGGGCTTTACATCACCATCGTCAACGGCCAATGGATCGGCTCGATGCCAGTCTATTTCCCAACCGCTCCTTATTGCGCAACAGAGGATAAGTTGTCTGACGGAACAGATGTCAGCTACTTCGGCGGAACGGATGGGTATGTGTACCAGTTAGACAAAGGAACCTCATTCGATGGGGAGAACATCTACTGGCGCTTGGTTCTGAACTACGCCGCGATGGGAAATTCAAGGGCGCTCAAGTCTTACCGCAAAGCCGCACTTGAAGTCCAAGGTGGCGGGTACGCAGGATTCCAGTTCGGATACTTGTTGGGATATGAGTCAGATCAGATAAACCAGCCAGACTTGACGGCGTATGAAACCAACTTCAGCGCACCGTATTGGAACAGCTTTACTTGGAACAATTTTTACTGGAATGGCCGCTCACTTATGCCTTCTGAATGCGAGATGGAAGGTGATGCAGAGAACGTGGCAATCACGATCTCAGGTGATTCCAACTACAACGCCGAACACACGATCAACAGCATAACGATTCACTACCTGCAACGCAGGCTCTTGAGATAAGGATAATCATGGCAAGTAACCCATACTACGACCACGGCTCGATCCCCGCTAACAATACACCGGGCGATGCTGCTGAAATACGCGCAGAGTTTGACGCGATAGAAGCTGGGTTTATGAAGCTTCCAACGCTTACTGGTAACGGCTTGAAAATGGTTCGCGTTAATTCTGGAGGAACTGCTCAAGAAGCGGTTACGCTCACCGGAGACTTGGTTGCAAATACCCCAGCAGGAGCAATTGTCGCCACAACAGTCCAAGCAGCTATCAATGAGTTGGATGTCGATAAAGAAGCAACAGCTAACAAGTCTATAACACTTTCAGCAGATCAAGCCTCTGATGTTAAGTTCCCATCAGTCAAGTCTGTGTACGATTGGGTAGTAGGTGCATTTGTTTCGCTAACTGGAAATCAAGACATAGGCGGGATTAAACGATTTACCGACACTACAGACGCTACAAGCTCAACTGCTGGCGGCACGGTTGTATCTGGCGGATTAGCAGTCGCTAAGAAAGCTGTCTTTGGTGATGTTGTTGCCGTACCTAACGCAACGGCTGCTGGTCATGCAGTGAACTTAGGGCAGGTGTCT